CAATTGGGGCGGCGGCGCTCTTCTATACGAAGACGCGAGTTTCATCCTCGGCCAGCGCAATGGGACCAGCGCGCAGAGCTTCCGCGTCTACAACACGGCCGATGCTCCCGCTGCGAACCCTACGAACTACGAACGCGCCGTGATGGATTGGACGACGACGGGGAACACGCTGATCATTGGACAACAGTTTTCAGGGACGGGTCAGGCGCGGCAGGTCAGCATCGCAGCCCCTTTGCATCTTGGTTACACGTCCGGGACGCCAACGGCGAATAGCTGTGCCGGCTTTGCGCTCACGACCGGCTCGTCGGATATTGCCGGCAAGGTGACGTTCACCAGCGCCACGTCCTGCTCGATTACCTTCGCGAACGCCTTCACCAACGCGCCATTCTGCGTCGTGTCACCGGGCAGTGCGGCCTCGACGCATGACGCCGTCACCTCGACTACCGGGCTGGCGGTGACGTTCGGCACGGCCAACACCTCAATGCAGTGGCATTGTTTCGGGAGCTGACCAATGGCAACAACGACCTTTGGCCTATCCGGCGCGATCGTCAACAGCAACAAGACTTATACTGCGACTGATCCGGACTTGACCGCTTTGTTGCAGTGGACCACGTCGGCTTATGCATCGAAAATCCTGGCAGGTCCGCCGACCACGAAGATCACGGCGTCGATCGCCGGCACCACGATGACCGTCACTGCGGTTGCTTCTGGCAATCTCTCGACCAATCAATTTGTTTTTGGCCCCGGCGTCCTGCCCGGAACCTACATCACGGCGGCCCCCGGCAGCGGGCCGGGCGCTTATACGATCACCCCCTCGCAGACAGTCGCCTCTGCGGCGATGACGACCTATGGCCCGGACCTTGTTTCTTACGGCCTCTTTCAGGGCACGATGGATGCATGGATCCAGGCCGAGCAGAAATGGGCTAAGGATAATGCTGTCGCGGCGGTCACTCCGCCTCCGCCGATGGGGTGGTCATGATGCGCCGCATCCTTAATGGTGATCATCTGCAATTCGAGATCGATCATAAAGACACCCCGCTGAAAGAACGGCCTGACTGGCCGTATCCTTCTTTCGATGCACGCGACTGGGCAGAGGCATTCTGCAAACTCAATCCGAGCATGGACGAAGGAGTGATGATCACTTGGTTTGCGAACGCCCTCATGCGCGGTTATGACCATGCTAAAGCTACTGGCGATACTGATTAGCTCGGCCTTTGCTCAGGACGCGCCGCAGCAGCCGCCGCGCGACAAGTTTTTCTGGTGCCAGCAGCAGCGCAATTTCTTCGCCGACAATGCGGCGGTCAACGCCGCCGAGGCGGCTAAGCTGCAAGAGGAGCTAGAGAAGCTTAAGGCTGAACTTGCGGCGTTAAAGAAGGCAGCTCCAGAGGCTTCAAAGGCTCAATGACGACTTCGGTCGTCTTATGTGGTTGCTCGAGTTCGGTTCGTCCTCCGGGCGGGCATGCAACCGAGCGATCCAGCAGTATGCCATGTATGGTTTTGCTGTTTTCGAGGACTTGTTGCATCATCGTTTCTCTAAATTTTCCGGCTTCACGCTGGGCATAAAAGAAGAAAGCTAAGAGCCCAAAAATCAGCACTAGCATGCCTAATTGCGTCGGGTTACCGCTGAGCGCGGTAATCAGGCTGCGCACCGTGCTACCGGCTTCTTCGGTTACACCAGTCATGACCCCTACCCTGGTCTAGTGGGGGTTTTAGGAGCATACAACATCTTGACGCCGGAACAAAATCGGCACTAATCTCCCGCCCCGCGAGTGGTTTCCGTAAGAAACCGTGCGACTAGCCCCCGTAAGGGGCCGCGACCAGTGACCGTAAGCCACTAAGAAGGAATTGCGTCATGCCTCCTGACGACGAGGAGCTTGAGACTAATGTCGACACAGACGAGGAGCTCGAGCCGGGGACCGGCGGTGACGGAACCGGCGGGGAGGACGAGCCAAGGGGGGACGAGGATACCCAAGTTTCCGCCGAACAGCCTGGCGACGGAGGCGACGCAGGGGAACCACAACCGGCCGTCTCCGGGAAGCCTACACGTGAGCAAAGAGGCAGTGAACGGATCCAAAGGCTAGTTACGGAGCAGACCCAGCTTCGTAACGAGCTCGAGCAGCTTAGGAGAGAGCGCCAGCAGTGGCAGCAGAACCAACAGCAGCAGACCGAACAGCAAGAGCGCGAGCGCCTCGCGCTCATGAACCCGGAAGAGCGTGCCGAATACCGGATTACGCAGCACGAACGCCGGATGGATGCCAGGCTGCGGCAGAGCGAGCTCATCAACCAGGCGACTATGGACAAGGCGTCTTACGACGCCCAGGCGGCGTCCAACCCCACCTACAAGCGTTACTCGGCCGAGGTCGAGCGTATGTTCGCCGAGCAGATGGCGAAGGGCGCGCCGGTCGACCGGATCACGATCCTCAAGCATATCCTTGGAGCGAAGGCGCTCGAGGGCGCAGCGGCGGCGCCGCGGCAGCGGCGTGCGGCTAACACGCGCGTTGAAAGGGAGAGAGTAGCACCGTCGTCCGGCAAGGGAGATCAGCAACGCCCGAGCACGCGACGGATGTCGACAGCCGAGGAACGGCTGAAGGACGTTTTGATCTAGCGGGCTTGCTCGGCCCGCTCATAGGAGAGGGCCATGGCAGGTACCAACGTAGCTTCCCAGTTCAGCGGCGATATTGTCAATTATATTGCCGAGAAAACACTCCCATTAGCACGCAAACAGTTGATCGCTTATCAGTTCGGCGATCCTTTGACTTTGCCGAAAGGGCGCGGGACCACTTATATGGCCACGCGCTATCTGCGTGTGCCCCTGCCTCCCGCTCCGCTCTCAGAAGGCGTTCCGCCCATCGGCGAAACGATGAGCATTCAGCAGGTTTCGGTGGTCGCCCAGCAGTGGGGTGACAAGGTCACGATTACAGATGTGGCCGAGATGACCATCTATCATCCATTATTCACGAAAGCGACCGAGCTCGTAGGCTTGCAGGTTGCTGAAACGCTCGAGCGCAACACCTACAACCTCGGGCTCAACGCCGGCACGCAGATCAACTACGTCAACTCGCGCGGTGCTCGAGCCTCGCTCGTCGTCGGCGACGTGCTCTCGCCGTTCGAGGTGCAGCGCGCTTACTCGCAGCTGTTCAATCTCGGCGCACCGCGGTTTAGCGGCGACGAGATGACGGATACCAAGCTCGATGCTGATGCCGGCGGCGCTCGAGCGTCAAATAATCCGCGGCAGATGCCGCACTTTACTGCGCTCATCCATCCATTTGTTGCTGCTGATCTGAGACAGAACGCGCAAGTTCAAACTGCGTGGTCATACAGCGACATCAACCGCATCTACAACTACGAGGCCGGCGAATTCAACGGCATCCGCTTTTGTGAAAGCAACATGGTGCCGTTCTGGACGTCGCAGCCGGCGACCGGCATCACTTACACGCCAGCGATCACTGGTGGAGCGCTGACTGCCGCGGGTGGTCCGTATTTTATCCAGATCACCGGTACTGACAGTCAGAACCAATACGAAAGCCAGGTCTTCCCGATTTCGGCGTCGCAAGCGATTGCCTCGGGTGTTGCTGGATCGATTAACGTGACGCTGCCGACTGCGCTCGGCACCGCGTACACGTACAACGTCTACATCAGCACATCGGCGACCATGGCCGGCGCGCATCTTGGAACAAGCGGACCAGTTGGCACCAACGGTTCGACAGTGACTGGACCCACATCGGGCCCGCAGACCGGCCTCGCAGTTGGTTTGCCGAGCGGAGGCGTGGTTGCGATCACCAGCTTGACTGGCACCGCGCAGCAGCCGCCGGCCTCGCCGGCGCTGACCGGCGGCACCACCCCGCTCACGGTCTATCCGACCTACATCATTGGTCGCGGTGCTTACGGCCAGGTGATGCTGGACGACGTCAAGTTCACCTATCTGAAAGAAGCCGATAAGAGCGACCCGCTCAATCAATTGCGCGTCGTTGGCTGGAAATGTTTCTACGGGACATTGATCCAGAATAACCAGTTCTTCATGCGCATCGAGAGCACCTCGCAGTTCAATCCGACCTTCGGCTAATAGTTAGGAGGTTCAATGGCAACGGTTTCGTTTACCGGTTGCACACTAACCGGTCTTCAGTTCCAACCGGCGTGGGCGGCATCGCCCCCGCCGTCGCTCTTGGGAACACCAGTCGCGGCGGTGGCCGATATCGCTACAGTCGATAACGCCATCCTCGACGATTTCAATCCGGCTCGATCAATCCCTCCAAATTACGGACCATCAGTTGGGTTAGCGCGAGGACTGCTGTACGTCCCTAATCGAGGCGTGCTGATAATTCGTCCTGGCGATTACGTTGCTTTCGATCCTGCAACCGGTTTCCCAATTCTCATATCAGGCCGTGCTGCGGCTGGAGCAGGGTGGACCCACACATGACCGCAAAAACCGTCGAACCGCCGCCCGCTTCCGCCGCAACCTCTCCTGCGGTTGCCCCTGCCGAGCTCCTCACCAAGGACGAGATCGAAGCGCTTCAACTCGAGGTGCAAAAGGAAATCGACAAGGAAGCGAAGGCGAAAGCCAAAGAGGAGCTTAAAAAGAAGATGTTGCTCGAGGCTCGCGTGCAACGCGGGCTCGAGGAACCCATCGTTCCGGTGCTGATCGATCTCCCGGTTTACGCCATGGATATCAAGCTCGACAATCGCACGTTCCTGCTCAATCACACCTATGATGTGCGGGCGAGCGTTGCCGCGGTGCTGTACGAGATCATGCAAAAGACCTGGCAGCACCAGGCCGTGATCGAGGGTCGTTCGAAAGGTTTCTTCCAGAAGCAGCGGCTAACCCAGCTAAACGGCACGACCGGCGCGGTTACCCGTGCTCCATTTTTGAGTGGTTGACATGGAATTTGAAGGACAGGCGAAGGCCCTGGAGGGGGAACCCTCCATCGGGATCAGTTTTCGGTGTGCCCTGCACGGGCAACGGGAGATGGTGCTGCAATCTTTCATCGGTCGCGATTGCTCGGGCGAGGATCTCGACAAGTTGCTCGACAAGCTGCGCGATGCCTGCGAGCGACAGTACGCTTGGGGCCAGGTCGAAGACCTCGAGCTCAAGATCAAGCAGGAGCACATCAACGCTATGCAGCACCAGGTGCGCATGGAACGGGCCGACGAGGATATCAAGCGGCAGTGGGATCAAGGCAACCGGCGTGGTGATCCACGGCTGACCGCGGCGCAGCTGCAGAAGCAGAAAGAGGCCTACGACGTTACCGAGGCAATCAAGAAGCGCCTCGAGTTCCTGCATGAGGATCTCGCTAAGTGGAAAGGGCGGTATGCCAACGGACGAGTGGGAAGCCTACGAGACGGAGCAGGATGAGCCGGACGATCCGGACAATTGGATTGAGTATAGCGATGAGGACTAGATGCTTACTGGCAACCAAATCGTTACTTTGGCCTGTCAGATTGCGAACGTGCCTGGCTACGTTAGCCAGGCGCAGCAGTTCCTGAACGCTGTCTTACAGGAGCTCGCGCAAGACTATGATTTTCATGTTATTCGCAAGACCTTTGCTGGAAATTTTAATACTGGTGCTTCGGCTTATAGTTATGCTCCAGGGTCTGGTCCTAACCCTCTCCCTCCTGATTTTCTCCGTCTTCATCGGGGTGGGCATTTCTATCAAATATTTCAAGTTCCTTATGTTCTCATTGGTGTCAGTCAGGAAGAGTTCGACACGTTCGTCCAGCAGCCGGGGCTGCAATCTTACCCGTACTTAGCCTACGTCGACGTTGCAACGACGCCGATGAGCCTGTTCGTGTGGCCGCCGGCGTCCGGCAATTATCCGTTCTGGATCCGCTACAATCCGCAAATGGATGACATGACGGATTTCACGCAAGTCCCGTGGTTTCCCAATTCGGCGTACCTCTACACGCGTGTCGCCGGCGAGCTTATGAAGCTCGAGGACGACGAGCGTTGGCAGGCGTTCGTTGGGGATACTGATCCTGATAAAGACACGCAAGGCAGCGCGTGCTCGTTGCTGCGCTCGTATCTCAAGATGAAGGACAACCCCGAGATGGCGCCAAAGACCGTCACCTTGGACAGACGCATGTTCAAAGCGAACATCGCCACTGTGCGAAACACAAAAACCATTGGATGGTAGAATGTTACCTTCGATTATTCGCTTGCTCTTTTGCAGTCGCCCAGCGGCAATTAGCCGGCGTGTAGTTGCCATCATTGTTGATGCGGTCGATGGAATAGCCGGCTTTTTTCGCCCCCATGTCGGCGAAGAAATTTTTGAATTTAAGCCAGCGTTTGCAAACTTTGATCCCGCGTCCGCCGTATCTGTCGTAGCAGCGAACATTAGAGTTGGTGCAGCGTTGGATCATGCTAGCCCAAGATCGATAAGCTGGACTAACTTTGTAAAATCTTGTTTGTCCGTGAATTACTTTGTTTCCTTCTCGAAACAAACAACCGCACGAGCGCGTGTTACCTGTTTTAAGATCACGGGAAGCGACAATAGTCTTTTTCCCGCATTTGCAACGACACAACCACGTTATGAGCCCCGCTCGTCCGTGACCTACTGGCCTGAGCGCGCGCAGGCGACCAAAACGT